AAGAAAAAAGATTTTACAGATATTAAGAAAAAGTTTTCCACATCCGCTAAATACAAGCCTCAAGAGTACTTTGATTTAGGCCGTGAATTTTTGGATGCCGTTGGCTTACCAGGTCCAGCGATTGGTCACATCAATATGTTACTCGGTCACTCTGACACGGGAAAAACCACCGCATTAATCAAAACAGCGATTGATGCTCAAAGGAGAAATATTCTACCCGTATTTATTATAACCGAACAGAAATGGGATTTTGGTCATGCAAAAATGATGGGTTTCGAATGTGAAGAAATTGTTGATGAGTCGACAGGTGAAATAGATTGGGAGGGGTTCTTTTTATTCAACAATAATTTTTTGTACATAGAACAAATCACAGATTATATCAATGAAATTTTGGATGCCCAGGAAAAAGGAGAAATTGATTATGATTTAGTTTTCCTTTGGGATAGTGTGGGATCGGTACCTTGTAAAATGACTTATGATGGAAAAGGTGGTAAACAACACAATGCATCTGTTCTATCTGATAAGATTGGTATGGGTATCAATCAAAGAATTTCTGGAACAAGAAAATCTGAATCAAAATTTCAAAACTCATTGGTAATTGTTGCCCAACCTTGGGTTGAGCTTCCTGATAATCCATTTGGTCAACCCAAAATCAAGAGTAAAGGTGGTGAATCTATTTGGTTAAACTCATCGATCGTATTTTTGTTCGGGAATCAAAAGGGTGCTGGTACAACTAAAATTACGGCAACCAAGGACAAGAGAACTGTCAAATTCGCATCTCGTACCAAAATTTCAGTATTGAAAAACCACATTAATGGTTTGGGTTATGAGGATGGTAAAATCATTGTAACGCCTCATGGGTTTATTTCGGGTAAAGATAGTACCGAAGAAAAAACTTCTGTTGAAAAATACAAAAAAGAATACGCCGATTATTGGAAAGAAATTCTCGGATTGGAAGGTGATTTTACATTGAAGGAAGAAACTGAGATAGATAATGAACAATAGTGAAAACATTATTAATTGATGGAGATAATTTATTCAATCTCGGATTCTTTGGTGTCAGAGACTTCTTTGTTGACGGAACACACATCGGTGGATTATACCATTTCATCGACGCCATTCGTAAACAATTGGACGAACACGATTACGACAAGGTATTTGTGGTTTGGGATGACGAACATAACTCAAGTAGGCGACGAGAAATATACCCTTACTATAAGTTAAATCGTAGAGAAAGACTGAATGAGTTCCAAAGAGAATCATTCAATATTCAAAAAAACAAAGTCCAAAATTATCTAGAGGAGTTTTTTATAAGACAACTTAAAGTTCCTTACAATGAGGGTGATGATTTAATTTCCTACTATTGTCTACACGCAGAAAAAGAAACAATTACCATTTTTTCTTCAGATAAAGATTTACTTCAACTTTTAAATTCACGAATTAGTGTTTATTCTCCACTTCACAAAAAATATTTTTACGAAGGTGACAAAATAAAACTTGATGAAATAGAAGTTCCTCACGTTAACTTACTACTTGCTAAAATTTTATTAGGCGACAAATCTGATAATGTTTTTGGAATATTAAACTTCGGTGAAAAAACTTTGGTTAAATTTTTTCCAGAGGTATTGGAACATCCAACAACACTTGAACATATTCTAAGTAAAACAACAGAAATATATCAAACTAAAAAATTGAAGGGGTTAGAAAATCTGATGAGTGGTAGATGTAAGAATTCGGAAGAGGGACTAGAGTTTTTCAATAAAAGAAGAATGATTATGGATTTACACAACCCTATGATAACTGAAAACGCAAAAGAGTTGGTTCTAGAAAACATTCGAGATAATATAGACCCTGAAGGAAGAAGTTACAAAAATGTTATTCGAATGATGACACAAGATGGGTTTTTTAAGTATCTCCCTAAAACAGATGAAGGGTTTGTTGAGTTCCTTCGTCCGTTTATGAAACTAACAAGAAAAGAAAAAAGAAAATTCAACAGAGAAGAAAAAAGTTAAAAAAATTTGAAAAACCCAAAAAAAACCTTATATTTTAATAAATTCAATAAATTATGAAAGAACAAGATTTAACTAAGTTAGAATTCCTTATCACATTGAATAACAATATTGTTATTCAAAGATATTTCAATGTGAAAAATTACAATCCCGTGGCTGAGAGATCACTCGAAGTTTATGATTACATGAAATATTTTGTCGAAGAGTTTCTTACGGAACAGAAAATGAGGACCACAGTTTATATGATGGATCTCGTGAATGAGATTATGGAGGATCCTACAATATTGGAAACCTCTATGACCGATGGACCTGAAATTTTTCACTTCAAAATAATGAAAGAAAATATGACAATTTGTCATAGATCACTAGATGCAAAAATTTTTCCACCTAAAATAAGATACACCGTAGACATACGTCAGCAAGTAAAAAGTGTACTTAAGGACCTTACTGACATTTTTGCAGCGAAAGATTTTGAGACAAATTACCTTGACTATAGTCTAGTTTGATTGTATTTATCAATACACAAAAGAAAAAATTATGTCGAGAAACTTTGAATATCTAGGAGAAACTTTCCAATTACAACTAATCAATCAACTTATTGTTGAGAAGGATTTCTCACACACTATTCTCGACGTGTTAGAATCAACACACTTCGAAAACAAGTATTTCAAAACACTTGTTCAACTGATAAAAGAGTATTACATCAAGTATGAATGCTCTCCTTCCTTTGAAACACTTTATCAAATTGTTAAAAGTGAATTTCCACAAGAACTGATGTTGAAGATATTGAATGATACAATATCAAAAATTCAAAAAGCCCCCATCGATGGTCTTGCCTTTGTACAAGAAAAAGCCCTGAAGTTCTGTAAACAACAAGAATTACAGAAAGCCATTACCAAATCGCAAAAGATATTGGATAGTGGGGAGTTCGAAAATTACGACAAGTTAGAGGAACTGATTAAATCGGCTCTTCAGATTGGAGAAAACAACAAAAACATTGTAGATGTTTTCGATGATCTCGAGGACCTTCTTAAAGAAGATTTCAGACACCCAATTCCTATGGGTATACCTGGTATCGACAACCTATTAAAAGGTGGACTAGCAAAGGGAGAATTGGGTGTAATACTCGCTCCGACAGGGGTTGGTAAATCGACCATTCTTACTAAGATCGCAAACACAGCGTTCAACTTAGGATTCAACGTACTTCAAATATTTTTTGAGGACAACTTGAAAGTAATCCAAAGAAAACACTTCACACTTTGGACTGGAATCTCTCCCGATGACTTACCAAATCATAAAGAAGATGTAATTGCTAAAGCTGAAGAAATCCAAAACACTTCTCAAAATAATTTATACCTTAAAAAACTAGCATCAGATACATATACTATGACTCAAATCAAAAGTATGGTAAGAAAAATGATAGCCGATGGTAACCCAATCGATATGATTGTTTTGGATTATATCGATTGTATTGTTCCTGATAAAAACTTGGGAGATGAATGGAAAAGTGAAGGTTCTGTGATGAGGGGATATGAGGCGATGTGTCATGAAATTGGTGTTGCAGGTTGGACTGCAACCCAAGGAAATAGGAGTAGTATATCCTCTGAGATCGTAACTACCGATCAAATGGGTGGATCTATTAAGAAAGCACAAGTTGGTCACGTAATTATTACAGTTGCTAAGACCTTACAACAAAAAGAAGCGGGTCTTGCGACAATGGCCGTTACGAAGTCTAGAATAGGTAAGGATGGAGTGGTATTTGAAAATTGTAAATTTGATAATGAAATGCTCGTTATTGATACAGAAAATTCTGTAACTTTCTTAGGATTCGAAGAGAACAAAGAAGAAAGAAAAAGAGACAGAATTAAAGAACTTATGGAACAAAGACAACAAAGATTGTCAGAAAAAACAAACAACTAATTTAAATTTAATAACTATGGAAAAGATTTTACAAGAAAATCCGAATCGTTTTGTCCTATTCCCAATCCAACATGAAGATTTGTGGAAACTCTACAAACAAGCTCAATCTTGTTTTTGGACAGCGGAAGAAATTGATCTACAACAAGATCTAACTGATTGGGAAAAATTAAATGAGGGTGAAAAATATTTTGTCAAGAATGTATTGGCGTTTTTCGCCGCCTCAGACGGGATCGTAAATGAAAACCTTGCTGAAAACTTCGTAAAAGAAGTTCAGTATACTGAAGCAAAGTTTTTTTACGGGTTTCAAATCATGATGGAAAACGTTCACTCAGAAACTTACTCTCTGTTGATTGACACCTATATCAAAGATAAAGAAGAACAAAATATATTGTTCAATGCAATAGAAACTATTCCTGCCGTTAAGAAGAAAGCGGACTGGGCACTTAAATGGATTGGATCGTCCTCCTTTACGGAAAGGTTAATTGCCTTTGCGGCAGTAGAGGGTATATTCTTTTCTGGTTCATTTTGTTCAATCTTTTGGCTTAAAAGACGTGGATTAATGCCTGGGTTGAGTTTTTCCAATGAATTAATATCTCGGGATGAGGGACTACATACCAATTTTGCGGTTCATTTGTATCGCCATCACATCCAAGACCAACTATCAAAAGAGAGAGTTTTAGAGATTCTAACCTCAGCACTTACGATTGAAAAAGAGTTTATTACCGAATCACTTCCAGTCGATTTAATCGGTATGAACTCTAAACTAATGTGTCAGTACTTGGAGTATGTTACTGATAGACTGTTAGTTGATTTGGGTATTGGTAAAGTTTATAATTCAGAAAACCCATTTGATTTTATGCAAAATATTGCATTAGAAAACAAAACAAACTTTTTTGAAAAACGAGTATCTGATTATTCTAAACGAGGGGTGGGGGATGTAATTGAAACCAAAGAAATAAATTTTGAAGAAGATTTTTAAAAATAAAAAGTAATGGAAGTTGTAAAAAGAGACGGAACAAGAGAATATGTGAAATTTGAAAAAATTTCATCAAGAATCAAAAAGCAAACATATGGTTTGAATGAAGATTATGTTGATTACTTTGAAGTATCAAAAAAAGTAATTGCTGGTTTATATGACGGAGTGACAACGGAGGAACTAGATCGATTGGCTGCGGAAACATCAGCATCACTAGTAACTAATCATCCTGATTATTCTACCTTGGCGGCACGTATTGCGATTACGTCGTTGTATAAAAGAGTCGATAAAAGGTTCACTGCTACAGCAGATAAGTTATATCATTACATCAATCCTAAAACAGGAGAGAAAGCGGGTATGATTTCAGATGAAGTGTACAAAGTAATTGTTCAACACGGAAAAGAATTGGATGCGATGGTTGTCCATGATCGTGATTTTAATTTTGATTACTTTGGTTTCAAAACCTTAGAAAAAAGTTATCTACTTAAAATGTTTGGTGAGGTTGCAGAAACCCCCCAACATTTATACATGAGGGTTGCTGTAGGTATTTGGCTTGATAATTTGGAAATGGTACAAAAAACCTATGATATGTTATCACAAGGGTTATTTACCCATGCAACACCTACGTTATTTAACGCTGGAACCAAACGACCTCAATTGAGTTCTTGTTTCTTGTTAGATATTGATGATGATTCTATTCCTGGAATTTACAAGACATTATCAGATTGTGCGGTGATATCTCAAAATGCTGGAGGTATAGGTGTAAATATTCACAAAATAAGAGCTAAAGGTGCTTATATTAAAGGAACCAATGGATCTTCAAATGGTATTATTCCTATGTTGAAGGTGTTTAATGAAACTGCCCGGTATGTTGATCAAGGCGGCGGGCGTAGAAAAGGTTCTATTGCTGTATATCTTGAACCTTGGCATGCCGATGTATTTGACTTTTTAGACCTTAGAAAAAACCATGGTAAGGAAGAAATGAGAACTCGTGATTTGTTTTTAGCTATGTGGACACCAAACCTATTTATGGAAAGAGTTGAGAGTGATGGACTATGGTCTTTATTTTCACCTGATGAAGTACCTGGTTTGATTGATGCATATGATACACCTGATTCGAAAGCTTTCACTGAGCTTTATACAAAATACGAACGGGAAGGTAGAGCCATCAAAACGATCAAAGCTCGTGAACTTTGGGAAAAGATTTTGGATTCACAAATCGAGACTGGTACTCCATATATGTTGTACAAAGATGCAGTCAATTACAAAACTAACCAAAAAAATTTGGGTACAATTAAATCGTCAAACCTCTGCACAGAGGTCTGTCAATATACAGACAAAAACGAGATCGCGGTTTGTAATTTAGCGTCAGTAGCACTTCCTAAATTTGTGGACATTCCATCAGGAAAAGTACGTGAGAAAAACAAAAAGTTACGGACTTACAACTTCCAAAAGTTATATGAAGTTGTTTATCAAATGACAATTAACTTGAATCAAGTAATCGATGTAAATTTTTATCCTACAGTTGAAACAAGAAATTCAAATTTCAAACATAGACCCATAGGACTAGGAGTACAAGGTTTAGCGGATACCTTTGTAATGTTATCCTTACCTTTTGAAAGTCCTGAGGCTCAAAAATTGAATAGTGAAATATTTGAAACAATTTATTTTGCGGCGTTGTCAGCATCAAAAGATTTGGCAATGAAACATGGTCCATATGAAACATACGAAGGATCACCAGCATCATTTGGAAAGTTACAGTTTGATTTGTGGGATGTCAGTATGGAGAATCTTTCTGGTTTATGGGATTGGAGTACGTTAAAGTCTCAAATTGAAAAACATGGACTTAGAAATTCCTTACTTGTAGCTCCGATGCCTACCGCGAGTACCGCACAAATTCTTGGTAATAACGAATGTTTTGAACCTTTTACAACTAACCTATACAAAAGAAATGTATTAAGTGGTGAATTTGTAATTATCAATAAACATTTGGTTGAGGATTTGGTTAACCTTGGACTTTGGAACGATAGAATTCGATTGAAACTATTTGACGGAAATGGTTCAGTCCAAAAGATAGATGAAATACCATCTGAGATCAGAGAAGTTTACAAAACTGTTTGGGAAATGAAGGGTAAAACTATTTTGGATATGGCTCGAGACAGAGCAATTTTTATTGACCAATCACAATCTCTAAACATTTTTATGCAAGATGTAACACAATCTAAGTTATCTTCGGCACATATGTACGGATGGAAATTAGGATTGAAAACAGGAATGTATTATTTGAGAACTAAAGCTAAAGCTGCGGCGATTAAAGGATTGGGTGTTGATATGTCAGCGTTGAATACTCCAGAAACACAAGAAAGTTTCAAACCCAAACCACTCGTAAATAATAATTTGACATTGACAGAAGATATGATAAATAAAGTTTGTTCTTTGGATGATCCAAATTGTTTGACATGTAGTTCTTAGAACTACATCACAAAATTCAAGGTGATATATTTATAATAAATCCACCTTCAAACCCATCGGTCTTTACATGATAGGTTTGAAGGTGTGAATTGACTAAAAAAAACCAAATGAAAAACATCCAAATTAAAGGATATAAACAAACATCGTCAAGAACTGACGATTACAGACGTGGAGATGCAACACTCGTTGGTACAATCAATGAAGCGTCCAAAATTCTGAACTTAGTTTCAGAATCCCAACCATCTTTAGTGGTTGGGTAGTTCAAACATATGGCTCAAGGAAAGACATATGGGATAAGTTTTCCATTCATGGAAAGTATCGAAGGTAAATATTTGGAACTTACAGAATTTGCTGCTGAAGAAATTAGAGCAAATCTTATTCATCTTTTATTGACAAGAAAAGGTAGTAGATATTTTCTCCCAAATTTTGGAACAAATTTGTATCAATTTATATTTCAACCTATGGATGGTCCTACTTTTCAGGACATTGAATCTGAAATAAGAGATTCAGTTGAAACTTTTATGCCAGAATTACAAATTACAGATATAAATATCTCACCTGCGAACAATGATCCTATAAGTACAACAACATTAAATACACAAAATAATGAATTTACTGTTGTAAACCATAATGTAACTGATTATACTGCTAAAGTTAGAATTGATTATGTTGTTTCTAATGATGTTTTTAATCCTAAAGATTTTATAATTATAAACATATAATGTCACAAAAAAAAATATCTTATACTGTTAGAGATTTTGCAGCAATCAGACAAGAACTCGTTAATTACACTAAAACTTATTATCCTGAATTAATTGATAACTTCAATGACGCTGCGGTATTTTCGGTTTTTTTAGATTTAAATGCAGCAATTTCGGATAATTTACACTACAATATAGATAGAAGTATTCAAGAAACTGTATTACAATTTGCACAACAAAGATCTTCAGTTTACAATATTGCTCGAACTTATGGGTTAAAAATCCCAGGTCAAAGACCCTCTGTAGCACTAGTGGATTTTTCCATTGTTGTTCCAGCTTTTGGGGATAAAGAAGATGAGAGGTATTTAGGAACAATAAGATCTGGAGCTCAAGTTATAGGGGCTGGCCAAGTATTTGAAACAATTTCAGATGTTAATTTTGCATCACCATTTAATTCTGACGGTTACCCAAACAGACTTAAGATACCAAACTTTGACGGAAATGGAATATTGATAAATTATACAATTACAAAAAGAGAAACCGTAGTAAATGGAATTACAAAAGTTTATAAAAGAACAATATTACCAAATGATGTTGTTCCCTTTTTTAATTTTTTTTTACCAGAAAAAAACGTTTTAGGAGTCACCTCGATCATTCAAAAACAAGGAACTGCGTATTCTAATGTTCCTTCGGCACAAGAATTTTTAGGAACTCAGGGAAGATGGTATGAAGTTTACGCCTTAGCAGAAAGTAGAATTTTTGTTGAAGATCCATCTAAACCAAGTAATGATCCATCAATAAAAGTAGGTAGGTATATTGAAACTCAACAAAGATTTATGACAGAGTACACTCCAGAAGGTTTTTTTAAAATAACTTTTGGTGGAGGTACAAATACGGCAGATGATCAATTGAGAGAATTTACTTCGTTAGGGATTCCGATGAATGTACAAAAGTATCAAAATAATACATTTTCTTTAGGGTCGATTCCGCAATCCAATTCTACAATTTTTGTTCAATATAGAATTGGTGGTGGTATAGGAACTAATATAGGGGTTAATGTAATTAATCAAATCGGTGTTATTGATTTTTTTGTAAATGGACCATCAGAAACAATTAATACTCAAGTTGTTAATTCATTAACTTGTATTAATCCTACTGCCGCAATAGGTGGTGCTGGATATCCCACTACAGAAGAAGTGAGACAATATGTTACGTTTAACTTTGCTGCTCAAAAAAGAGCCGTTACAATTAACGATTATGAGGCAATCATTAGAAATATGCCGTCATTATTTGGTGCTCCGGCTAAAGTAAGTATTACTGAAAATAACAATAAAATAAATGTTAATGTTTTATCATATGATGCTGACGGTAAACTAATTACCGAGATATCACAAACATTAAAAAATAATATTGCTGAATATCTTTCTAACTATCGAATGATAAACGATTATATTTCGGTTGGTGCGGCACAAGTAATTGATTTAGCTATTGATATAGCGGTTGTTTTAGATGGAACTCAGAACCAAGGAATTGTAATTAGTGATATAATTGATAGAGTTACAACATTTTTCAGTCCTGGAGTTTTGAATTTAGGACAAAATGTTTCAATATCTGAATTAAATAGAATAATACAATCCGAAAATGGTGTTTTGGGTGTCAATAGTATCGATGTTTATGGTAAGGTAGGCGGGCAATATTCTTCAGATCAGACCTCAATGAGTTATGACAATGAATCTACCAAAAGGATAAAGCTAATAGATAATACATTATTTGCTGAACCAAACCAAATATATCAAATTAGATTTCCAAATAGAGACATCACGGTCAGAACTAAAAATTATCAAACCACCATATTTTCTTAAAACATGATTCAACTATCCAAGTATTGAAAAAAATGTTTGAAATCTCTATACTTCAAAAGTAGTAAAATTACTATTTATGTTATCTCCCCCTGAAAACTTATAAAGTTTCAGTTGATGAAGTAAAAAGTAATTTAAAAAATTTGAATATGTCAAAAAGTTTTAGAATTAGAACACAAGTAGGTGTAGATAGACAAGTGAATTTTGATTTGAAACAAGATTTTGATCAATTAGAAATTCTATCAATAAAACTTAGACAACAAGACATTTATCCAAAATCATGTGCCGATTTTGGAGTTATAGTAGGACGAGTATTCGTAAATAATGGTTTTGGATTACCAAATGTAAAAGTAAGTGTTTTTATACCACTTGATAATGTCGATTCACAAAATTTATTAACATCATCTGTTTATCCTTATACTGATTTATCAGTATCTAATGACGATGGTTATCGATATAATTTACTACCTTACGAAAAACAACATTCGGGTCATGTCCCAACTGGAACATTTGTGTCCAAAAATGATATTCTTCAAAACCCATTACTTGGTGAAGTATATGACAAATATTATAAATTCACAGTAAAAACCAATGAAAGCGGTGACTATATGATTATGGGAGTTCCGCCTGGTAATCATACCGTGGTTATGGATTGTGATCTTTCGGATATAGGAGAATTTTCTCAATCACCACAAGATATTATCGATATGGGTTTGGGAACATCTGAGCAAATTACAGGAGCCACTTTTTCAAGTAGTAGTGATTTATCGACTCTTCCTCAGATAGTATTCCAATCCGCAACAGTTGAGGTTAATCCCTTTTGGGGCCAAGAAAATGTTTGTAGATCTTCAATAGCTCGAAAAGATTTTAATCTAACCGAATCAGGTGTAAAAATTACACCATCGGCAGTTTTTATGGGTTCTATTTTTACAAATCCAAATGATTATTCGTTAAAAAAGTCATGTAGACCTGCAAAAAAAATTGGTGAACTATGTACATTACAGACAGGTCCTGGAGAGATTATAGGTGTTAGACAAACAATTTTTAATGACGAAAATGGATATCCATTATTAGAAACTGCAAATTTACCTAAAAAAGGGAAAGTTATTGATTCAAATGGGGTATATGTGTTTAATGTTCCTATGAACATGGATTACGTTACCACCGATGAAAATGGTCAACAAGTTTTAAGTTTAAATCCTGAAGTAGGAATACCTACAACTGGAAAATATCGTTTTAAGATAAAATATTCACAACCAAGTTCTTTCGAAAAACGTGAAGTCAGAAGAGCATACTATTTGGTACCTAATGTAAAAGAATATGGTTGGGTAAATTCAGAATCAGACCCATCTGACATTGTAAATACAAATGATAATAACTATAAAAAATTTCAAAGTTCTTACTATTTTGGTTTAGATTGGAGTGGATATACAAACGGTTTTTTATTAGGTACAGAATTAAATAACCGAATGATGGAAATGATTAATTGTGAGGATGTTTTTTATCAATTAAGATATAAAAAAGTGTACACCACAGCATCAATTATCGATAATTTCAAAAAAGGTTTGAGTAGACAAAGATTTTTGTCCATAAAAGATATAACAAACGAAGAATGTGAAAGTACAATTAACAGATTCCCAACCACGGACGCTTTTTATAAATTTGATTGGTTGTTTTTTATAGTGAATTTATTCATGATTATATTAGGAATTGTAATGTATGTTTTGGTTATAGTTTTACATGCTCTATGGGTTATATTACAAATAGTGAAAGTAATATCTGTTGCTATTTGGTTTTTATGGTGGACTCTTTACCTTGTTTGTAAATTAGTAACATTTGGATTTGGAAATTGTGGTGGTGAACCACCTAGTTTAAACGAATGGTGGGACGCATTTCCAACCATTTCAAAAATAACTTTACCAGTATTACCATATCCAGATTGTGAAGCCTGTGATTGTTCAATGGACTCACAAGTAGGAGTTACTGGAGAAGGTTTAGATAGTTTTAGTTGTAATGCAGACTTTTTTTCACCTCAATTTTGGAGTTCAACAGGAGACGATGATTCTGAAGTAGATAAGGAAACCTGGATGTTTGCAGGTTGGGGGTATGACCCTCAAACTCCACGTGGTTATGAATACCTAAAACGTGTACCGATAGTTCATAGGTATTATGACAGAGATGGGGGTCAATTAACAAGTAGAAATAGATATCAATATTTTATAACAGAACTACCCGTTTGGGAAAATATAAATAAGTTTGCTTTAAAAGATAAATATTTTAATCCATCATCGACTGATAGGTTACAAGGAAGTAATAGAATACGAGTGGCATTTAATCCACAATCAAACTTAAATAAATATCATTTTGATAACGTTATAGCACTTATAGTAGATACTAATTGTTTGGAAAATATGAATGCTGGAGATTTGTTTACATTTGTAGACCCTTCCAAAACTTTTGATTTAAATGTATCTTCATCAACTTCAGGTAATGTTTCGACCTATAAAACAATTACTGTAACATATGCAGATCCTAACGGAATAAACAATCAAAATTTAACTCAAACTTATAATATTGGTGTACCACCATCAGGGTCAAATTTACCATATACTGCCAAGACCTACAATTTTGCTTCAGACTTAGAGTATTACCAAGTAATAACTGGTATGACATTAGATAATTTTAAATCAGTAGCTAATTTATTAAAACCAAATCAAACCCCTCAAAATCAACAATGGTCTTTGGTGAACAGTTTATATCCTAGGCGATATAGAATTAATCAACAGGATTGGAGGTCATTTACAGTGTTAGCTTTTGCACCTCAAGGACGTACAGTAGATTTTGATGAATGTCTTAGTCAAACTTATTTAGAATATTTTAATACGGAATCAACATCAATAATGTTTTTAATACGTGGAGTAGATCCATGGAGTGGAAAACATGAAGTCACTTATGATTTATCACGAATATTTGGTTTTGATACATGGGGTCATAACAACAATCAATTTGTTTACAAATCAAAATATTACCTTAATGTCCCAATACAATCAGGTAGTATTTGTTCAAGACAAGATTTACTTACTTCTAATGTCACAACTCAAAATAATAACCCAAATATCTATTTTGAATCTTATTTATTTTCAGCGAGTACATCGGTAAGTGCGTACACCACAACAAATCATTTATATTATTCATCTCTAGATGGACTTCAAATTAACAATACATTTAGACCACCGTCTTCACCCCAAACATTAAATTCTTCGTGGTCAGTAACTAATAGTAGTAGTGGTTTAAGAGTAAACAGATCAGGTAGTAATGGAGTTCCTAATATTGGACCTCTAAATAACTACTCATCCAATGAATACATTGAAGGTGGTTCATATATTTTATATGAGGAGGATAATGATGGAGATGGTCCTTTACTTGAACCTATAGGAAATTATGATGATGATGAATGCGGAATTGATAATAATTTTATAAGACCTGTTCGATATGTTGGTCCAACATACATAGCTGGAAATTATTCTTCTGGGCAAAATTTTCCAAATAAACCGACAATACAAATACAAAGAACTAAATTAGTATTGAGGTCAGATAGACTACCTACAGGTAGTGATTTAGATCAAATTTGTGATAGAAATGGAAATTGTAATACATTTTGTTTACAAGCATCTAATACATTGACCTATTATGTGCTAGGCGAGACTGGTACTTCTGTTAAAGAAGTGAGTACATTTAATACAGGGTTTGGTGATGGGAGGGGGGATGATTACGTTTCAGGAAATTCTCAAGTGGATTTGATTTTACAATCAACAACATGTTCGGGTATGAGAAGTTTAGATTGCTACCAATACAATCCGCCAACAATAAATGTCTTACCAGCAACAAATGATTGTAACACAAATGTTACAAATAATCAGGTAATGAAAGGTGGGTGTTATGTTTTATTGAATCCTCCAATTTTGAGTATGTTCGGTCGTAATAACGACTTTCAATTGGTCTCTGACTGGAAATTGAGATTTAGAATGAATTTTGCATTATGTAGAGGTGTTATAGGTCAGACCTTTAAAAATGCTTGGATTAACGGTACATTGTTTGCATATCCTTTTAGTACCAATGTATTTTTTGATAGAAACAACAAACCATTTGTGAGGTTCATAAATACATTTGGTAACGTTAAATATACATTCTGTCCTAGTCAAATTGTATATGAAAATAATTCAAACAATTTTTACTATAGGTCATCACCATATAATACCACCAACGGCTTTATCGGAGCTAAATACGATCATCTTTTTCAGATGAACGACAAATATCTTAAAAATCCTACAACAATAGTGGATTTAGGACCACAATATTTTTGGACAAGAGAGGTTTATTTTTCAGACGAATATTTTGGTTATCAAGTAGATAGGTTGGATGGCACTTCATTTAATCCATTGGAAGACATTACACTCATATTTTCATTATCAAGAGTAGTTAATGCAAGTAGAACTTTTAATGGAGGAATAGTCAAATCTCTTTTTTCAAGAAATGGTGGGACATTATTTAATGATTGTGCTGTAGATGGGGATTATGCACAAATGATACAAATTAATAGTAAGTACTCTATATTTCCATTTGGTCTTGAAAATTATGACGACCCAACAAATAATGCGGCTTACTTTGGATTAGATTCGAATGGGGATTCTTTTTTTGGTTTATTTCTGACAGGAGATACTTCGTCTCAGGATTTAATTTCACCTAAAAGATTAAATTTTCAAACGACAGGAACAGTTACTAATTTTTTAAATCGTTCCTATAAATTACCAGTTAAAACTCAAAAGACCCCAAATTATAGATGGAATATTACTAATTTCAGTAATACAATTTTTGGTAATCAAGATAATAATTGGCAAACCAACAATTTTACAACCATGGAACATCAAAGAATGGATAGATTGTTTACTCCATTTTTCCAAGGTCAAAATCTAAATGTTCAATATTCTCAAGGACACATTTTTAATGTTGGTAACAATGGACTTAATTTACCGATTAAACCATCAGGTTCAAATAATACGAGTATTATTAATACAGGTCCTTGGTATTTTTATTTTGGAGTTGTGATTGGAGAAACCGCAATAGATAAATTTAGAGAATTATACGTACCAGAAATATAAGATGAGTAATTCTGAATTAATAATTGTTAAACCAAACTTATTGAGTGCTGCCGCGCCCAAAACAGACATTTATTTGAATACTGAATTGGTACAAACTCAATCTGAAATAATAGAGTTTGATAAAACAACAAACATAAGTTTGTTAAATGTGTTTGATAATGAGCGACAAAAATCAACCATTTTCAGACCAATTACCAAAATATCTTATGTATATGACAATAATATTCAAGGGTTTTGTCCACCTAATAACACATGGTTTAATTATAATAACAATTTATTTTACACTGATCCAGAAACGTCAATTAACTCTCTTGTTTGGACAGGTCTTCCATCTTACCAAGAATTTGAGTTTATAAGAACTGACGTTTCGAACCCACAATTAAATTTTACACAATTTGGTAACTTTTCAACAAAAAGTGCAACGTCTTATAATTGGAACGTTAGCATATCATATCCTTTTGAAAATATTACAGGTTTTACAATGTCTTGTAACTTTGGAGGGGGACGTATTATACAATGGAAAAATTCAGATGGAATACCCTTTATTATTTCTCAAGGTACGGACAATGGATTACCAATAATACAATTTGTATGTCCAGTTCCTCATAATTTAAAAGTCGGAGAATATGTTGAACTATCGACAGCATTTACATATAACAGTATTAATACTTTCCAAGTTTCTAGTTTGGGTAATAATACTTATGACTCCGAAAAGTATATTTTTAATATGGAAAATGTTGGATTTTTGGGAGTGACATTTAATTCAGGAAGAATGGGAACTTTCAAAAGAATTACAAACATATTTAATTCAGGTGAAACCAAATCCAAGTATTATATTAGAAATCATAAAATTATTACATCAACTTCTGATATGATTTTGACCAAAAATGGATTTGAAAAAAATTCATTTTCAGATAGATCAGTATACCAATTATCCGCTCTTACCCCAAATGGGGTTTCTAACGTAATTAAATTTCAGAGTTCAAATACCTATAATTTAACTTTTGAAAGAGATATTGATATAAACGGGTTACTCGATAATAATGGAAAACCAATTACACAACTTTTTGTCAGTTTTCAGTGGTGTGGTTATTTTGGGTGGCACGATAAATTGAGAAGAGGTTGGGGGTTTAATATGCAAACAGGGTCAACCAACAATTGGTTCGATACTACAAATATAGAATCTGAGGAATTACTAACACATTTAACTTATACTAGACAAAGTGGGGGGACTTTTAATTTTCTAATCAACAAACCAAAAGAAACTGATGAGACATTTTATGGAGATTTTTGTGAATACAATGATATAGAACAAACTGAATATGTTATTTCAAATTACATACATAAAATGACATATAATCAAAGATTATTTACGACAGATACTACCACCAATCAGAGTAATCCAAAAGGATATTATTATCAGGTACATTATCCTATAACTATTAAAGTTTTTTCAGACTATGTTGAATCAACTTCTAGTTTTAATCTAACAGAGTTACCAAATTATGCATTCTATTCACGTAATCAAAATTTATGGTTATGGAGAGATATCTATACATATGGGTTTTTTAATGAATTAGGTCAAGGAGTTGACTATCCTTTTTTGAATGAAGCACATTATCCTTTTACAAATATAATTTTTAAATTGTATGGTCAAGGATCTTCATTTAATATCCTAGATTATTACCAAATAACGATTGAACCAATTTCAGACCCCTGTGAATAGAACGAAAATTTTATTTAATGAAAAGGATAAAGAGATTGTTATTCCAATTGAAATGACATGGGATTTTTATGGACAACAGGATTCAGTCAATGAGTACGAACAGACAGTAATTGAAGAAATTTTGAATTCAGATCAAGATTTTGAGATTACTAGATTTGAACACAATCAATACAGTGATGATGTTAGTCCTTCTATTAAAAGAACAGACATAAATTATGAATTTTATTTTTATAATCCATCAGTGATAATTAACCCTACTTTTAAATTACCTGGTCAATGGCAAAATTCATATTTACCTAAGTTTCAAGTAAATGAAATAAATTTTGTGGGTTCACCAAATTTACCAAACAACACCTTGACGTATAATCCACTTTCATTTAAAAAATCTTTTTGGAAATTAGATTTATATGATTATGTAAACCCACTGATTCAAAAAAATTATATTACAATAATCTTACCTACTCATCAGGGGTTAACACAGATTACTAGTACTGGATTTAATAATCAAATACCTGTGGAAATTAAAAAACCAAAATATCTTTTGGATTATTTGGGAGATAAAGAGGGGTTTTTCATTTATTGGTTGAAAAAAAGAGATTATTTAAACATTGATACTTTTTTTATGAGTGCCAAATTTTTTGACGCAAAAAAAGGTCAATTTATACGAATGACAAATCGTGCTCAAAATTCATTATCGAATAATGTGAACCCCTTCATATTAAATGGAGATGATTATTTTTATTATAAAGTTTTATTAAATTATACAAATCAAAAATATGAAGTTTGGAATTATAATCAAACTGAAAAATTTGGTACAAATATAAAACCAATTGTTTGGTATGAATACGTGAACCCTTAGATATATGGAAACACAATTTGTAAGTTTAAGAATATCTCAAGAATCACTGTTAACTAATAGAGTAAAAGTTGATTTCTCTGGTGATACCATAGGTATTTACTCCGGTATTCCCCAAATGATGACCGCTTCTACCTATAACGGTGCGCCGTCATCATTATTTACTGGGCTTACAATACCAATTCTACTTACTCAGACAGCTACTAATATTGGATATTATCATACATTTGATGGAGCCATTTCACAAATAGATGTTGTTACTAATTTTATATTTTCATCAACAACTTCTGACCCATACAAGTGGTATGTGTACAACACCTCAGATGTTAAACTTAATCAATTTTTATCTTTATCAAATTATACTATAGATTGGGGTGATGGATCTGTTCAAACATTTAATACCTATTCACCAAATTCATTATCGCACCTTTACCCGTCTAACCCAAGTGGTTATACAATCACAATGAGACAAACAAATCCATGGGGAGTTACTACTGTTACAAAAAACATAAAAACACCATATCAAATAGTACCTATTTTAGACTCTAAAGGTACTGCATATTTTACTCCAATAGTCGGGTCTTGGACAGGTACTCCAATATCATATGATTTCATTTTTAGTGGAGATACCATTTGTGAATTCTGTTTAGACCAATCTAATTCCTATATTCAATTACCTTTTTCAATCACAGGTGTTACAACATCAAGATTGAATGAATTATCAAATTACGGACCAAATAAGTTTTTGATTAATGCACCAATAATTCAGAACGGTGAAGTCTATGGTGTTGTCACTACTATAACTACAATTTATACTGGATATACAATACAAAACGTAGATTATTACGATTATAGCGATGGAACAACAATCTATGCGTTACAAACTTCAGGACTCACTTGTGATAGTAATCAAGTTATTAATATACCAACCACCCCAACCCCTGTTCCTTGTTCACCTCAAGGTTATACTTGTAGACAAATATTAATTTTTTTATTGACCCCAGTGTCAACCCCAATAGCATATCACTATTATGATTGTGATTTAAGTGGGTTTACCACACAATATATCAGTTCAGGTAACGTAACAAAAAATTATGTTTCAGATTTTGGTATATTTTTTATTGATCCAAATAATGTCGCTTTTGTAAGTCTTAGTCCAAATAGTTCTGGTATAGCAATTTTATGTCCTCCAACACAGTATACAGGATGTTGCCGTAGATATCAAGCAAATAATTCTATTGGTAGTTCATCATCAGTTAAAATTACATATTCAAATTGTATTGCGACATTTCCAAATGATATAAGTTTAAATCCAGGAGACTTAATAAGTTTTTGTAGTTGTTCACAACCAACATATCCAACTCAACCACCTTCGGTAATATTCAATATTGTAGACATAGGACCATGTTTACCATCACCGACACCAACACCACAACCCCCTATTGTACCGACTCAGGTACCACAATTATGTCAACCAATTTATAAAAACGAAGCGTTTATTAATGTAATATCAGACGCACAAGTACAATCAAATATTTTCATAGACAGAGGAAAAATATCGGCTTTGGAAAACATACAAAGAATTGGTGAAGTTGACGGATTACGTGATCTAGAGACTTATGGATATGGTTTTTTTAAAATAGTTAAAACTTAAGTTTTAATATTTATTAATAAAATAAAAATCAAAAAAAATGGCTACAGGAACTTATGGAACTATAAGACCAGCGGATTGTTCACCCGAAGACGTTGAAATTTTAATGAATTTTACACCATCAAGAGATGTAACAAACAATTATGAATTAACAAAATTGGACGCTACTGAAATTCTACGACCCTACTTTAATAATAGTGCGACAGGTGGAAACTCAAATGAAATCTTGGGTGGTTTGTATAATTTACGATTACCTGCCGAGGTATTTACTCAATTAGGTATTTATACCCTTTATATTAGACCAGCGCAAATAAGAACGGTTATAACTGATTGTAATGTATTATCTGCTCTACCAAACATAAGAGGTATTATAATAGATTTGTCAAACGTCCCAAGTCAATATGTAAATAAATTTCAGGCGCAAGGACTTGTTGGATTCAGAATTGAATATTTAGACGCTAGTGGATCTAAAATACCAAATTTTTTTAGAATTATAACATCTAACTTTTTTTGTGAGGTAATTGTTCAAAATTTAACAAATACATCTCAAAAAGCAATTAGATATAGGTATACTGAAGGACAAACAAATTTAGTTTTTTGTACATTATCACCAAGTAGTTCTCCGAGTAATAACCCAAATTCTATACCATTTATAGGACAACCAGGACAAACAATCATTTTGAGTAATACTTTTTTCAATCCAATAACTATGGAAATTCAAATGACTCAGTTTGATTTGGAAACACTCAATATTGCTTTTTACGGAAATCAAACTAAATCAATGGAGGATGGAATTTATACGATATACGATTCTCAAAACAATATTTACCAACAATATAATCTTTATGAAATTAAAGATGATTTTGATGAATTATTATATGAAGTTAAAGAAAATAGAAATGGAAACATCGATTTTAGTAAATCTTTTCAAATTATAACGCAACAATAAATAATTAAATGGCTAAACAATTTTTTCGGACTAATGGAGCTTCAGGTGCTGACACACCCTTTGATAATATTGTCGGATTACAGACAGTACGAGGGGGTGGACTCACACAAGGAAATTTTGAATTTGAAGTTGCGGTATCTGAAAAAAATAATAGAAATTTTTTTTTAGGTGTTTTTGGTGATCCAATATCATTAGATGATTTAGACGTTGATTCAGTAAATCAATCTAGACTTATACAATCAAGAGAATTTAGAGTATTTCCAAATATTGATTTATCTTTAGTAACAAATTTTACATTGTATGGATCATTACAAAAAAGAATTGAAGTATCTATACAGAAGATTTTAAATTTTTTTCCAGCAGGGTTACAGGTTAATTATTATAATCTAGATTTATCAACAGGTTATACCGCTTATGATATAACATATGATTCTGAATTTGATCTTACAAATCTTAAAATTGAGGTAAATAAAATTCAAAATCCGTTTTCGATAGATTTTACATATAATTCTAAAATTAATTTACAAACTCGTGAATTTGAATTTTCACCTTTAAGAGATTTAACAAATCGGTATACTGATTATATCCTATTAGTAGATGAAAAACAATTTCCAATAATTCAATTTTTCCCATCAAATAGTTTATTTTCAGGATCAATCGGAATGGTCGTAAAAGGAAATCCTTTTGGCCCTATAGTAAATGTAACTAGTATTAAAAATTTACTCATAAGACCTACAGATCTAATTAGTGAAAAAGTTTTTTCAGAAGAATTCAATTTAGTTGAGGGATTTTTATTGAATAGGTATTCTAACCCGATATACACCGCAACTTTTGCTGTACCAATAGAAGGGAACGACGGTGTAGCTTCCATTCAAAGTCAAAATTTAACATTTCCATTAGATGGTGATTGGAATTTAGATATTAGAAGTGCAAATTTCGAAGATTATTTGATTAAATTAAACAATATTTGTGAAAATTTTGATATTTTTAAAACTAATTTGGTAACTAGATTTTTGACAACAAATTCGTTCATAGATTTTGACACTCCAGATCAAAAAGTTTACAAAGTATTACAAATATACGGTAGAAGTTACGATCAACTTAAATTATACATTAATGCTTTGTCAACTATGACAAATGTAATGTATCAAAATGGAAATACAATTCCTGACGAACTTATTAAATATTTGGCACAAACTATAGGGTATGGCACAAATATATCACCAGTACTTTTTCAAAATTTCATAAATTCAACCTTTTCTGTTTCTGGTAAATCGCAATTTGAAGGGTATTCTGTACAATTTACCGATGATGAAATTAATTTTCAATTTTATAGAAATTTAATTTTAAATGCTGCTTATCTATTCAAATCAAAGGGTACTAGAAAAGCGGTCGAATTTATTATGAGATTTGTTGGAATTCCTGAAGCAATGATGGAATTTAATGAATACGTTTATCTTGCGGATCAAAGAATTGATATGAATCAGTTCAATAAAGAATACGAAGAATTATCAAGTGGTAATTTTGTCGATATTATCACTACTTTAGATAGTGGAAACACATATAATATTTTAGGTACTCAATACACAGCATTTACATCATCAACAATTGTTGAGACTGCTACATTAAGTTTTGAAGACTATCCTGTAGATAAATTTGGATTCCCAAAAGCCCCGAGAGAAACGAATGATTATTTTTTTCAAAAAGGTGCTGGGTGGTTTGAGTCGACACCACAACACAGGAGTCCTGATGAAGTAAATCCAACTTTTTCTGTTTTTACAGGGTCAAGTCCAAATGTTCAAACAAATCTTTTACCATTTACTTATGGACAAGAGTATTTTGAAAGATTCAAGAATTTCCCGTATATGAATTTGGGTTATAACTTAAAATTAAGTATCGACAATAAAAAATCTTGGCAACCACCAATTATAAGAAGTAGTACTGAATCAGGATTTAATGCATATTATGTTGTTCAGTCAGATAAATTTGTAATTAACACTAAAAATACCGAAATATTTATTAACCCTAGTCAAGCATTGTTGTATGATGTTTGGTATATCTCGAGAAATTTTAATTATCCAATTCCGAATTCTGGACTCACACCATCATATCCAAGTTTGAATAGTTATAATTGGAGTTTTATTAATCCTCAAGCTAACAAAAAAAACTTTTTCGATTTCCAATTAGATTTTATAAGATCTACAATAAATGTTAGAGATCGATGGTTTGAAAGTGATGGAAAAACAAGTGGATATTCCACTCTTTTATCTATTTATTTTAACTTTCTTTATTCACAACAAAATGCAAACGTAACAAATTATGGGTTCAAATATTCAAATTTAATAGAGTATGCACAAGGATTTGGGCCTAGTTGGGTAAGATTAGTGGAACAATTTGTGCCTGCAAGTACAATTTGGAACACTGGGGTCAGGTATGAAAATTCTGTTATGAATAGACAAAAATACAAATGGAAAAAACAAATTCCGTGTAGTATTGCCTATTCTTCGTCAACAATCAATCCAAATCCGACAAATCCTGTACAACCGACACCAACAGTTACTAATACTCAAACGTCGACCCCAGTCCCAACATTACCAACACCAACAGTTACTAATACTAATACACAAACACCAACGAATTTTAATATAATATGTAGTATCAATAACATATCTGGGTGTGTAAATCAAGAGGTTGAAGTACCAGTATATTTAAATACCATTGGTACTACTTCAATTAGTGCAATTTCTTTGGCGATTGATTTTGATAATACAAAATTATCTGCGACTACAAATCCATCTGTTACCTCCCTCGCACCTACTTTTGCGGGAATGATCACCAATGTTGCATTTTTCTCTGGATTACAACCAAACCCTCCATTCAATTCTACAACACGAAAACAATTCAGAGCAGGATGGTCTCGAATTAACCCAGTTCAGTACACTGGGGTGATCTTCAAAATTAGATTTAAAATTTTGATTGCAGGAACACACAGTGTGAAATTTGACCTAACAACCCTAGGAAATTGTGAATTTGCAGATGAATTTACAAATGTAATAAACGGAGTACAATTTATCGATGGACAAGTACAATCAAATTGTTAATTAAAATTTATGAGAATTATTAATCCAAGTAACAGAATTATATTACCTAACAATGATAGTACTGCTCAAGGACAGTTGTTCAAATATGATTGTGATTACAAATATTTAACTACAGATATTTTTCCGTGGACAACAAGTCAAAATGGTGTTTCATCTTTTTATGATATCTTGTTTATTTTACTAAATGAATATTTAAATGAAATTGGACTTGAGTTAAATGAATGTATCACAAATACACTTAAAACTTATTGGTCTGTCAACTTGAGTTTAAATAACCAAATAATTTCTTCAGTTCCATTTTTTAATGGTATAACCATATCTCAAGTTCCAAATAATAATCAGTGGTTAAATGGACTTACAAATGCATTAAATTCAATCGTTAATAATGGTATATCATATTATTATGACTCCAATAATGTTGTAATATATTCACTAATTTGTAATAATGACCCTAATTTTGAAAATTTTAAAATAGATACTGGAATTAATTTCAGTATTGAATGTAATTAAATTATATGCCAATATCGGTTTCATACGTTGCAACAGGTAGTTGTTTTAACTATTCAACAGGAAGTGTACAAATTGTTGTAACTGGAGGTACACCTCCATATTTTTATACATGGACTAACCCAACAGGGTTTACTGGTTCGTTTCTGACGGGATTAGCACCAGGGAATTACAGTTTAATAGTTAACGATAGTCAAGCACCAACTAACAATACTGCTATTTTAGGGATTTCAGTTTCTAGTGGAATGTGTTTGAGTTTGGACTCTGTAACCAATACTTCATGTGGATTTAATAATGGTAGAATTGTTGTTGAGGCCGAATCTGATAATTATGAAATTACGTATAATTTACTGAATGATCAAGATTTGTTAATCGAGTCGCAATTTATAAATGGTGGTTACGCTACTTTTACAAATTTAAGCGCTGGTACATATTACGTAGAGTCATCTAATATGGCTGGATGTACAGCTAAAACTGAATCTATAATTGTTGGATCAGGTAAAACGTTAGAATTTGGATTTTATGTGGTAAACGATACACAATGTGATCCCAACCCAACAGGTAAATTATTTATTACTGGTTTAACTGGTGAAGGTCCATTTAATATCCAGTGGTCAAATAGTCAAACAGGTACTACTATCACTGGTCTTACTGCAGGTTTGTATAGTTGTACTATTACTTCAAGTGATTTTTGTGAGTTAAATAAAAATGTTTTAGTAGAATACCAACCAGAATTAGGATTAAATTATTGGAGTGCAATTACCCCAACATGCTTGAGTAGTGATGGTCAACTTACTCTTGTTATAACAGGAGGTACAGGACCATACTATTATTCAGCATCTAATGGATCTATTCAAATAAGTTATGCACAAATACAAACTTATACTGGGTTAACTACAGGACCATTTTCAGTTTTGGTCACCGATGCAACATTCTGTAAACAAACATTTTCAACTACGTTACAAATTGAAAATAGTATTAATTATGTTGATGTATCAACTATAAATTCAATATGTAGTGTTTCTGGTGGTTCGATAAATGTTTTAGTTTATGGAGGAACTGCACCATATACTTACACTATTTCATCATCAACTTTTAATCAACAGATTACCACAAATAGTAGTACAAATGAATTTACAAATTTATTTGCAGGTCTATATGAAGTATCGGTTTCAAACATTGGAAGTTGTTTTTTTTCAAAACAAGTTCAAATATTTACAGAACAAAAGTTTGTTAGTTTTACATCGGTAACTGGAGCTACTTGTGGTATTAATAATGGAAAAGTTGAAATTTCGATAACATCTGGAGGAACTCCACCATACGTTTATTCCATTAGTAATGGATTTTCAACTCAAAATAACGACAATAGAGTTATTTTTGAAGGAATGGCTTTTGGTCTTTATCAATATCAAGTTGTTGATAGTGAGGGGTGTTCTCAAAGTGGTATTATAAACATCACAAACACTCCTGCGGTTAATTTTGAATTATATCCTGTATCATGTATAAATGGAAATAATGGTTCAATAACTGTTTTATTGAGTAGTGGAATACCTCCATTTACCTTTTTTTGGTCTGACAATGTACCTGGAAACCCACAAGAAGTATATGTGACAGGTTTAACAAAAGGAATTTATACCTTGAATATTACAGATGCTAATAATTGTTCTTTTTCTGCAGAAACTATTATAGATTGTATTGAGGTTTTTTCAGGATACAAAGTATACACCATGACAGATAAAGAATTTTTAAGTATTTCAGCATCAAAAATTGGGATGATTGAAATGGTTAATAAAGGATATCAAAATTTAATAAATAGTTATAGTGGGTGTGTATTGAGTGCAACAACTTTTACCGTAGAAACAAACTTGAATGGAAATTTATTTACAAATCAATTTTATACAGGTTATACATTGACTGATGTTCCAAATGACGAACAATGGTATTCTATAATAAGAGCGATGACAATTCCTTTTGTAAATACAGTGACAATAAATTCAGATAATTCTTCTATCATTTTAAATCAAGATACAAACAATATCAATCGAACTTTTAAAATTGATTTAATCATCGATTATGTAATTTTTTGTCTTTGAGTACTTGACTAGTAAAATTTCTAGTTTTTCGTTTGGTTTTTTTAAAAAAAAATTCTAAAAAAAAAAATAATGATGTAATGATATTCTAAACTCTATCTATTTATAATCAATGGCATTTATAGAGATTTCATCAATCACAGGTGTTTCACCATATGAGGTATACGTTTCAGATATTTACGGTAACAATGAAACTTTCATAGGATCATTTTCTGGTACAATACCACCATCGAGATATTTTGATTTACCAATTTTATTTGATACCGCACCTATTGTACTTATTAAAGTTATAGACGCAAATAATTGTCAAACATTTCATCAGGCTAGTTGTCAAATCATTTTACAAAGTCCAACACCTACACTCACACCTAATTTTACACCTACACCTACACCTTCGATTACACCAACAAAAACACCAGATGGAACACCACCACCAACACCGACTTTAACACCTACAACTAGTTTAACACCAACACTTACGTCAACTCCAACAATTACACCAACACCATCAACAGTATTTATTTATGCATATTTGTTTATAGAACCATTCTCAGGATCAACTGACATTGGTAACTATATGGCAAATGTGGGTAGTGGTTTCTATGGATTCACAAATGGTTTTGGTCCAGACACTTCATCACCAAATCAATTTAATATTGATATGAATGAATATGTTTCGTATAGTGGTTGGACAAATAATTTCCCTTCAGTTAGAAGTCAATTAATACCAATATCATCAGGAGGTTTAGATTCATTTGGTAATGCAAAAATAGCATACAACTTCACAACACATGAGGTTCC